GTGCCACAAGGCACAGCCGCTGCGAAGCCCCCGAGTGCAGCGTGTAACAAGGGTGAGATTTGCAGCCATACCGACACCTCTGGTCGGATATGTGGGCAGAAAGAGTGGGTCATGTCAGATTCGGACTTTGAATACGAAGACGATGCTCTGGACCAACAGTCGGCTAAGGACCCAGTACGGGCACACTTACGGAAAGTAGAAGCCGAGAACAAGGAACTTCGTGCTATCAAGGCGGAAGCCGAGGCAGCAAAGAAGGAACTGGCCTTTGCGAAGGCAGGGATTGACCTGTCGTCGAAGATGGCACAGTACTTTGTTAAGGCCTACGACGGTGAGTTGACCGCTGAGTCAATTCAGACAGCAGCAGCCGAAGTAAATCTCATCAACAAGCCACAGCCGCCACAGCAAAACGAGGCGGAAAAGCAGGCCTGGAGTCGTGTTAACGAAGCAGCCAGGTCTGGTGAGACTTCGGATATGCAGGTTGACTGGGCCGCAAAGATGGCCAGCGCACGGAACGAAGCAGAAGTCAAGCAATTGCTAGCCCAGGCAAACGCCGAAATAGCGCGACAGCAAAACAGATAATCCCCCGCAGGCGCACTACCTTCGGGGCTAACCCGAAAGGTAAGCCAAATGGCCTACACCCAAGCAAGTTCGGTGTCTGTTGACCAGGCAGCATATGACCGCCTCGCGTATTTCGCGTTGCGTTCAGAACTCCTGTTCGACCAGGCAGCCGAAGTCGAAGCAACCAACCAGGCAATGCCAGGTTCGTCGGTAATCTTCACGATTTTCGCGGACCTCGATGCAGCGACCTCGACCCTCACCGAGACGTCGGATGTGACCCCTGTCGCAATGAGCGACTCGCAGGTCACGGTGACCCTCGCTGAATACGGCAACACCATCAACACGACCGCCAAGTTGCGCGGCACCGCGTTCTTGGATGTCGATGCAGCAGCCGCAAACCTCATTGGCTACAACGCAGGAAACTCGATGGACCAGGTTGTCCGCGAAGTTCTTGCTGGTGGCTCGAACGTCGTTTACGGTGGCGGTGGTTCGACCGACCCATCAAGCCGCACGACCGTCCAGGCGGAAGACATCATTGAGGCCAACGACATCCGCAAGGTGACCGCTGCTCTTCGTGGCGCAAACGTCCCGACGTTCAACGGTTACTACATCGGCTTCATCCACCCAGACGTGTCCTATGACCTCCGCAAGGAGACGGGCAACGCTTCGTGGAATGCTCCGCACGTCAACCTCGACACCGAGAACATCTACAACGGTGAAATCGGAACGTTCGAGTCGGTGCGTTTCATTGAGACCCCACGCACCAAGGTGCGTACCAACGCCTCGGATGGCTCTGGTTCGACTGGCAACATCGATGTGTACGACACGTACATCATGGGTCGCCAGGCTCTTGCCAAGGCCTACTCGTTCATCGATGGCAACGGCCCAATGCCGCGTGTCGTCCGTGGACCAGTCGTTGACTCGCTGATGCGCTTCAACCCGATTGGTTGGTACTGGCTCGGTGGCTACGGTCGATTCCGCGAGGCATCGCTCCGTCGTATCGAGGCTTCGTCCAGCATCGGTGCAAACGCGAGTTAATTGAGTGAGTAGGGGGGTGGCGGTTCGAAGGTTCCCCTCCGCCATCCCCCGCAAACTCATGATGTAATCTTTACTCATGTCGATTTCTAATTACGCCGAAAATGCGCTGCTTGACACGCTGAGGAACCAGTCATTTGCTGTTACGACCACTTATGTCAAGTTGCACACTGGAGACCCAGGCGAGGCAGGAACCTCAAATGCAGCAACTGAAACAACTCGAAAGTCGGTTTCGTGGTCGGCTGCTTCGTCGGGTTCGATGGCTTCTTCTGCGACTCTTGAATGGACCAACGTCGCGGCAACAGAAACGTACACACATTGGTCGCTTTGGGACAATGCTTCTACGGGGAACTGTTTGTGGTCTGGCTCTCTTTCTTCTTCTGCCGCTGTCACTGCTGGTGACACGTTCCAAATCACATCCCTAACCCTGTCTCTCGACTAGCCCAAGGGGGATAGCCCCTAATGGCACTGACCGCTGTAACTGGGTTCTCTGAACCTTTCCTAGATACACATCCCTACTACAGGGGCACCTACTACAGGGTTGTTTCCCGCACCGCAACAGGTCCTGGAAATGGTTCGTCTAGCACTGCATATGCAAGAACGGTGACAAGACTTGACGACCTTGTTGACTTTCATACTGGTTTCTATGGAAATGGAGGAAGGTTCTATCTTGGCGTAAGGGCTGTGATTATTGTCACAGCATCTGCGTATGGCAACGGAACCGCCTCATCATCCGCAAATGTTCTTAGACAAAGACAGGCTTCTAATTCTGGAGTTGGTTCGTCATCTGCGTCACGTCTCGTATTCACAATCAGAACAGGAACTGGTTCTGGCACTGGCACATCTAGTGCAATATCGGTTCGAATTGTTTCAAGAACCACAACATCTAGTGGTTCTGGTTCTCAATCGGCGGATTGGAACGTCAACCCAGCCCGTACTGCAACAGGGTCTGGGGTCGGCTCATCTGCTATCGTCGTCACCCGTGTTGTACTCAGGACTGGCAGTAACTCTGGAGCGGGAGCCTCGTCGACGAATCGACTACTCATCGCAATCAGGACGGCTAGCAACGCTGGCTCGGGTGCGTCAACGTCGGTTGGTGCTAGAACAAGAAGGGCCACAGCAACTGGTTCAGGAAGCGGAAACTCTTCATCTCTGTGGGTAAAGTCCCACATCTTTAGAGTTCCATATACGAATACGTATCCAGGTGGATACTTCGGTGGTGGAGACTCTGCTAATAGGCTTCAGCGATACAACAGGTCCAATGTCAGGTACCTCAACCTTTACAAACTTGTTGACGGAACATACACTACTGTTGACCAAAGAGACCAGGGTCAAGTAGAAAAACTATGGCATGGTGGACGTGACCATTTCCTAACAGATGACGAAGTGACAGAACTTACAGCAGCGGGATTCGGAGCAAGCATTACCTAATGGCAATCTTTAGACCACCTACTGACAACTTCCTCACGCAGACAATGCCAGACGTAGACAGAAATGGAAACCCCATTTCAGAGGAATTGCGTTTGGCTAATAGGCTAGCCAGGTTCAGGGCGCCACAGCCGCGCGGAAGAAATGTTTTCCTACTTGTTGATGGAACGTATGTGGAGAGCGAACCAGCAAACTTTGCCGATATAGCAAAGATTTACTATGGGGGCCACGACCACGTCGTAGATAGCGCAGAAGTTGCATCACTAACAGCCGCTGGATTTGGAGCCTACATTGAAGCATAGAGAAACCCACCCGACCCTTGATATTGATGGATGCTTTGCCTGCCGCGTGGCTGGTGTCCAGTTTGGTGCAGCATCAATGCCAACCCGCAAAGGAACTGCTAGGTCTGCTGTAATCGAAAGCAAGGACAAGGTCTTGCACAAGGACCTTGATGCTTACAAACGCTTACGCCAAGAAGGGTTGCAGCCAAAGAGGATAGATGGTTCCGCCGAGTTAGAGCGACGTGCTGATGAATCGTGGCAAGTAGAAACAGGGATTCTCCCCAATAAGTCTAATATTGTGTAACTATGGCTAAATCACCTGCATGGCAGCGCAAAGAAGGAAAAAACCCCGAGGGTGGACTAAATGCAAAAGGTCGTGCTTCTGCAAAAAAGCAGGGCATGAATCTTAAGCCTCCCGTTTCTGCAAAGCAGGCAAAGAAAAGTCCAAAGGCTGCTGCTCGGCGCAAGTCGTTCTGTGCACGAATGGGCGGCATGCCAGGACCAATGAAAGATTCAAAAGGACGTCCGACTCGCAAGGCCCTTGCATTGCGCAAATGGGACTGTTAAGTAGTGGTAATCTTTACCTGTCGAAAGGACAATTATGCCAAAGGTCGGAAAGAAAGAATTCTCTTACAGCAAGGCTGGAATGGCTGCTGCAAAGAAGGAAGCAAAGAAGACTGGAAAGCCCATGAAAATGAGCAAGAACAAGAAGGGTAAGTAATTATGTCCAAGAAGGGCGAAAAGTACAAGTCCAAGTCTGCCAAGATGAAGCACGAAAAGTCGGAAGGCAAGAAGGAGCGCATGATGGAGTACGGCCCAAAGAAGGGCATGAAGAAGAAGTAAGTGTCAACTGCTGGCGCCCTTCTTAATCGGGTATCTCGTCAACTCCTTTCTGGAACCGTAGAGGAGCGCAACAAACTT